CAGTTCATGTGGACGCTGAACATCGGTAGCCGATTGCTTATGGGGCGGCGTTTCGGTGCTAGCTATTGGGGCGAGCGTTTTGGCGTCAACCCCGGCAGCGCCCTGGAATGCCTGATACATCGCACCGCACCGGCGCATACGCTCGTGCACATCAATTATGACTAGAGGATAAAAACGTGGATTACCCAAAAAGCGTGCCCAGCGTTGGGCTGGTGAATGGCAAGTTTGTCGATGAGAGCCCGGTGAATGGAACACCGGGGTCGTTGATCCCCTCCAGTTGGGGGAATGCGGTGACTGACGAGATTTTGTCGGTCATCCGTTCAACCAATGTTGTTCCGGCTGAAAGTAATAATGCTCAGCTGACAGATGCGATTGTCAGTATTGCGGATCTGCGAGCCTCTCAAGCGGTTTCAAAAGCCGTGGCTCAAGCCACTGAAAGCGCTGCAGGTGTGGCGAAAATCGCCACGCAGGCTCAGACCAACTTGGGTGTTGATGATACGACTATCGTCACGCCTAAAAAGATGGCTGGGGCAGTCCAGGGCCAGGCCCTGGTTGCTTTCACGACTGCAGGCACTGCACCTCAGTTTACTTTGGCTCCTGTGCCCGCGATCACTGCATATACGGCGAATCAGCGGTTTCAGGTGAAGTTCCATTCGGCGGGCGCCGGTTCTGACAAGATGAACATCTCGGGCCTCGGCCCGAAGAGCATCATGCAATACGATACCAGTGGGAACAAAGTCGCTGCTGTCATCCAAGGCCAGTTGACTGACGCTGTGTATGATGGCACCGACATTGTTTTGCTTGATCAACTGCCAAGCGCGTTTGGTGTAACACCTCCACAATTTGATAACTCAAGCAAGCTGGCGACTACTGCATTTGTTCAAGGGGTTGGACTCCAGTTTAGCAGTATTGTCGCTCTTTCTGCGAACGCCACGCTTACTTCTGCTCATGCAGGGGCGCTGATTATTGGTAGTAGCAGTGCGTCTGCAATTGGCGTAAGTTTGCCATTAAGTTCTGCTATGCCTGTAAAGAGTGTTATCAGGTTTTGGAACTACGGTAATGCAACGATGACTTTGACCTGTACTGGGTCAGACACTGTTGTAACCCCGTACCTTGGGACAACACTTTCTGTTCCGACTGGCGTTTCAATGACATTGGTCAGCGGTAATGGGAATTGGTATGTCATTGATATGTCTGGTGTTGGGGTAGGTCAGACTTGGCAGAATGTTTTGGCGAACAGGGTGTCTGGAACGACATACACAAACAGTACTAGCAGGCCGAAGCTTGTAAGTATTATAGGAGCTAATGATTCTGTCCTTCGATATTTTATTGTTGGTGGGGTTAACGTAGGTCAGTTTACGTCGATTTACTCTGGTAGTATAATTTCGACTGTTTCGGCGATTGTACCCCCATTCACTACATACTCGGTGACTGCGGGTTTAAATATATCTGCTGGTTGGATGGAGTTAATCTAATGAAATATTACATTTGCCGACCTACAGGCGAGATTTTTGCCTACGAGTCTGACGGTTCACAGGACGCTTATATCAGCGCTGATCTTGAGTTGTTGAGCGATGACGAATTGACTGTAATTCGGACTGCTCAGGCCGCGGCCGCAGCTCCTACGCCCGAGCAGATCTTGCAGGCTGCGAATGCCAAGCGTGACGACCTACTTTCTGTTGCTGCTCTGCGCATAGCCCCTCTACAAGATGCTGTCGATTTGGATGCCGCGACCGACGCCGATACGACAAACCTGAAACTCTGGAAGCAGTATCGGGTGGCCGTCAACCGTGTATCCGAGCAGCCTGGCTTCCCCGCAACCATCGACTGGCCTGCACCACCGGCCTGATCAATACCCAGACCACCACCCGCCGCCATCGGGCGGTTTTTTTGTGCTCGGAGAAAGCCATGCCCGTTACCCAGCAGCAACTGCTGCAGATACTCCCTAACGCCGGCGACCAAGCCGGCGTTTTTGTTCCTGTGCTCAACACAGCGATGAATGATTACCAGATCGTCACCACGCAGCGCGTTGCAGCGTTCCTGGCGCAAGCTGGTCACGAGTCAGGCCAACTGCGGTCGGTGGTCGAGAACCTGAACTATGGCGCACAGGCCCTAGTCGCCACCTGGCCCAGCCGGTTTACTCCGGACCTGGCCGCGCAGGTCGCCCGGCAGCCGGAGCAGATCGCGAACATCGTCTACGCATCGCGTATGGGTAACGGCGATGCATCGTCTGGCGATGGTTGGAACTATCGCGGTCGCGGGCTGATCCAGATCACCGGTCGCAGCAACTATCTTCAATGCAGTCTCGGGCTGTTCGGCGACGAACGCCTGTTGCAGCAACCGGAACTGCTGGAACAACCGCAATGGGCCGCCGAGTCGGCGGCCTGGTTCTGGGAGCAACAAGGGTTGAACGCACTGGCCGACGCCGATCAGTTCAACAGCATCACCCGCAAGATCAACGGCGGCCTGAACGGCCTCGAAGATCGACTGCAAATCTGGGCCCGGGCGAGGGCGGTGCTATGCGCCTCCTCGACCTGATCCCGGCGCCCTGGCGCCTGGGCGTTGTCGTCGCACTGCTGGCCTTGTTGGCCGGTGGTGCGGCGGCCTGCGCCTGGCACATTCAAGACTGGCGTTACGGCCAGCAACTGGAGCATCAAGCCCGGTTGCAGGCCGACACGCTCAACCAGATTTCCCTCGCCGCGGCCGCGCAACAGCGCGCCGAGCAGGATAAACGCCAAGCCCTGGAACAGCTGCTCCAGGCCAGCGACCAAACCCATTCGAAGGAACTGAACGATGTGCAACAGGATCAAGCTCGCCTGCGTGATCGTATTGCCACTGCTGATCTGCGGCTGTCAGTCCTCCTCGACACCAACGATCCTGCCAGTGGCTGTGACGTGCCAGCCACCGCCAGCGCCGGCGGCGTGGTTCATGCAGCCACAAGAGCCCGACTTGACCCGGCGCATGCTCAACGAATTATCGCCATCACCGACGACGGCGACCGCGCCCTGATTGAGCTGAAGGCATGTCAGGCCTATGCCGGGGCGGTCTCCCGCTGACATCCGGAAGCAATGTCGTGTCTTGAAAGTGTGATCTGCTCGTGTAGGGTGTTCATTTTGCACAACCGAACCTCGGGTATACGGAAACCTGTAGGAGCCGGCTTGCTGGCGATGACGGCGGTGAATTCACCCTCGTTATCGCTGGCAAGCCAGCTCCTGCATGGACTCCGTTGTGCCTCGACCAGGAGAGGAACATGGACGAAATCACCCGGCTTGCCGCTGAACTCGGCAAGCGCTTGCAGACGCTCGAGACTGATGTCACCACTGCCGAGTCCTGTACCGGCGGCGGTATCGCCGAGGCGATCACGCGGATTCCCGGCAGCTCGGCGTGGTTCGAAGCCGGTTATGTCACGTACTCCAATCGGCAGAAAAGCCTCCAGTTGAAAGTACCGGAGTCCTTGTTCGCCCAAGTCGGCGCTGTCAGCAGGGAAGTGGTCGAAGCCATGGTCCGGGGTGCCCAGGCCCACAGCAACGCGCGCTTCGCCGTGGCGGTCAGCGGCGTGGCCGGGCCGGATGGCGGTTCCGCCGAGAAACCGGTGGGTACCGTGTGGCTGGCCTGGGGCTGTGGCGACGACGTGAGCGCCGAGCGCCGGCACTTTCCCGGCGACCGCGATGCAGTCCGTCGACAAACGGTTCTGGCCGCCCTGGAAGGCCTGTTACGACGGGCGGAAGCAGAAATCGCAAATCAGGGGTAGGCGATCCGCCAACGCTGTGGAATAATACTGGCTACTTATACAGGTGTTGGCCGTCAGGCCTTATTGATTACGTGAGGACTTTAATGGACGACAACAAGAAGAAAGCCTTGGCTGCGGCCTTGGGTCAGATCGAACGTCAATTCGGCAAGGGTGCCGTAATGCGGATGGGCGATCATGACCGTCAGGCGATCCCGGCGATCTCCACCGGTTCCCTGGGCCTGGACATCGCGCTGGGCATCGGCGGTCTGCCGAAAGGCCGTATCGTAGAGATCTACGGTCCGGAATCCTCGGGTAAGACCACCCTGACGCTTTCCGTCATCGCCCAGGCGCAAAAAGCCGGTGCGACCTGCGCCTTCGTCGACGCCGAACACGCCCTGGACCCTGAATACGCCGGCAAGCTGGGCGTCAACGTCGACGACCTGCTGGTGTCCCAGCCGGACACCGGCGAACAGGCCCTGGAAATCACCGACATGCTGGTGCGCTCCAACGCGGTAGACGTGATCATCGTCGACTCCGTGGCCGCCCTGGTGCCAAAAGCGGAAATCGAAGGCGAAATGGGTGACATGCACGTCGGCCTGCAAGCCCGTCTGATGTCCCAGGCCCTGCGCAAGATCACCGGTAACATCAAGAACGCCAACTGCCTGGTCATCTTCATCAACCAGATCCGCATGAAGATCGGCG